AATTGTATTCGAAAATGCTGTCAATAAATTTAAATTGGAACCTGGTAAATCTGGTATATCCTCTCTTATTACTAATTTCAAATCTATGAATAGTCTAGCATCTCGACGAGGTTCAAAAGAAAAAATAGCAGTTAATCGCCGTATACCAGGTTTTAGGAGTAATTTTAATCTTAATGCATTAAAATATAACGAAAAAGTTTTGTATGAATTGTTGTATGGTGGAAAGGTTTTAAAATTTCAGGCATTGTTTAGGGCTTTTAGAGAAACAAATGATTTAGTGAAAAAATTGAATGGTATTCTTGATATGAAAAATAATAATAAACGAAAACAAGAATTGATAACACTATTTAAACTTAGCCCTGACAGTAAGGGTATAGATTTCTTAAATTTATTGAGAAGTCGCAATGTTACTACTAGTCCAATCCCTATGTTACCACCCCCTTACCCGGGACCTAGACACCACGTGATGTCTGTCTCTTCATTCAGAAATTACATCAACACTGACGTATATGTAGGTAAAGCAAACTCTCTACAAAGTATATTATTTTACGCGGATGCCATATTACTACAACGAAATGGTAAACAGTTTGGTAATGGAGCTAATGGGGCACTCATCTCGAAACTTAAATTTAGAGATCGCGGGGATAAACCCATATTACGTCAAGAACCTGCTTTACTGAGACCACCAGATGATCTAGTGGCTCATTATCTAAGTATTAACAAATGTAATACCGAATGGAGACACGGTGGTATACACTGCGGTCTTGTAAGGGCTGGTTACGATACACAAACTGGAAAAGTAAACCAAGACGCTGTCAGAGATAACCAGGTCGCTATACAATCCATGTCACAGGCATATGAATCTGATCAAGGTAAGTTTCCATTCAGGGAAATGTATTCTCTCTTAGACACGGATAAGTATGAAGCTATTTATTTTGATAAAAACGGCAATCCAGTCAAAATTAAACATGACATGGATGAAAATGTCGACCAAGATCACTTTTTTCAGAGTTTTGTGTATATATTTGGAAGTAACGAGAGGCTTCAGATTGACATTTTAAAACTTATATCAGAACATAGAACTAAGATTAAATCACCTAACAAGAAACTTGCTATACAGACAAGTGGTGATAATATGAGGCGACTTCTAGCATTATTATACAATAACCCTGCACACAAGGTCATCGGTGAAGACGGGGTACGTAAAGTGATTCAAACTTTAAATTCTGTATATCAAAAGGGGTTATCTAAGTCTGAAATAGATGATATCGTAAACATTTCTAAAAGCGGTAAAAACATTAGTAATATCAGGAAACGAATATGGAATGAAATTGGATTGCGATCACCTAAGTAATCACTACATAAAACTAAACAAAATGAACCCTCTAAACGAGACTAAGATCATGAGTCTCGTGTGGAGTGTAGGTAAAATGCAAATGTGGGTGAAGGGTGATTAAGCAAACGACTTAGTAGTTCCTTCCTCCTTTCTCTTCTCGCGACACGCGTCGTTCTTCTCCTTCTTAGCTTCAGCCTTACCGGGGTTCGCCTTCGCCTTGTTTTCCTGCTTGATCTTCTTCTTTTCGGAATCTGTCAGTTTATCCTTCTTGGTTTTATCAATCGCCATCCTTTATAGTACTATATATATTTAATTCTATAAGCTTATTCACAATCCCATATTCTATCAATTGAGTTAATCCAGGTCCACGTCGGATACTTCTTCATCACTTGCAACTTCAAGTTGCACGTGATCAAGATCGGGGCAACATTGCGCAAACCCATCGTACGTAACTAAACACGATCGACAATGATACCAAATCATCTTATTTATATTTTATGAAACAGTTACTTAAGTGTTTCGTGTGTATAGTATATAAAAATGGATGCCAATTTCGATAAAGTTATTACAGACCTACGCAACCTTCGTGAAGATGTTAACGAGATTAACGAAGATTACGAACTTGAACTGGAAATGCATCGAATAGATATGCGACAGTATTTCGGTATGAAAGTGATGCTAGTACTTTCCATGTTCATTAACGGACTATTTACCGGGTACTGTGCTATTAATAATTTCGAACTGTTAAACACACGTAACTCTACATCACTTAGTGATCGTTGTCTTTCGTAACTGATATAAAGAGTTTCATCGTATTAAGTATATATGAAGCTTCTCATCAAACGCCTCTCTAACAATGCTATTATTCCTACGCGAGCGTCACCTGGTTCGGTTGGGTATGATTTATATAGTACAATTGATATGTATATCCCCTCGATGGAACGTGGTATCGTAACTACAGGTGTCGCGGCTACGATTCCTATCGGAACATATGGGCGTATTGCACCCCGTTCGGGTCTCGCCGTTAAATATGGAATTCAAACCGGTGCCGGGGTCATTGACCCTGATTATACGGGTGAGTTGAAGGTTATCTTATTTAATCAAGGGGGGGAAAAGTTCGAGATTAAACAAGGGGATCGTATTGCCCAACTTATTTTAGAAAAATGTGAAACGCCTCCAATTGAAGAGGTTTCTATTATCGAAGACACAGAACGCGGCACTCGCGGTTTTGGATCTTCAGGTTAATTAATTCGCAAACGCTACACCACCCATACCATCTTTAATCCTGAGGATGTTATAGTTGACAGCGTACGTTCTTACCATAGCACCATTCCGGGTAGTCGTACCATTCAGAGACAATTTAGCACTGTCAATGCGTGAGAAATTGAGCGATCCAGTTGGTTGTGATTTATTCATGGTGAGACAGAATGGCCATGTAAATGTAGATACGGTGCTCAACGCATCGTGTGGAAGCACCGAGCAGTGCATCTCGGGAACTACGTTGTGATGATAAGTGGAAGACATATTCTCGAAAAGAGGTGTACCATTAATGTACAATGTAGCATCATTGAATGTCCAGTTTGTAGACCATTCATTATTATCAGCTTCAGAGGATACAACATGTACAGCCTTGCATGGATGGTTGAAATAACTCAGGTCGACATCAGTATCATCCTTAGACATGGGCTGGAACTGCGTTTGGGTGATGAGAATCTCATGCTCGTGATTTACAATCACGTCGCGTTCATCCGTGTCGAGGTAAATGTAAGTACCGAACACCTTGGGGGCGGTGACGGGTTCAAATGTACCCGAACGGCATCTAATACGCAGTTCGACCTGGTGGAACTGTAAAGCTGTTAAAGGTAGAGATTTTGTCCAATCTTCACTGAAGAAGAAGGGGATCATGTAATGATCTGCATGTGAACTCACACCCCTAGCATTTTGGGGAACTTCGTCGAGTGTCACTGCACACGAAGCTTTAGCCTGATCCTGTTTGTACAAAAGATTGTGCACACCCTGGATGAAAAGGGAATCGAGTTTGGTTACCTCCTGTCCACCGATCCAAAGGGAAAATTCGGTAGTGGATGGGTCACTCTTTTTAAAGAACCCAGTGTTAGCATCATCTGACGTCCCGATATTTAGGTTTTCGATCCATATGTAGCTTAATAGATCACCTTTACTGCGAAGTGGGATGACAACTTCGTTACCCGAACCGAAAGTACCCACATAATCGAGACGTTCGGGTTTGATTGAGAAATTTGTATGACGTTTGTAATTTTGGTGAAAAAATGATACCTGAGGCGTGCCTGTGATATAGACATCCTGAGCTCCCTTCGACACTAGATCGATCAACGCGGCAGACATTTACTAATAAATGATATTAAAATTTTAGCTCTATAACGAAGTATGGTACAATTTCAAGTTCTCACCTGGGATGCTCGAGATGAAAACGATGATCATATTATTCGTATTTTTGGTAAAACAATGAAAGGTGAATCCGTCTGTGTAACTACATCTTTCATGCCATACTTTTTTATTAAAGTCCCTGGTAATATGACATCAAATTCTACGATTCAATACGTACGACGAACATGCCCGGATATAATAGAAATTGATACAGTGAAAGCTAAGGATATGGAGGGTTTTCAAAATGGTGAGGAAAGTTATTTCCTACAGATCCATTGTAAAAATCTCTTGTCGAGGCGTTTTATAAGTAATCGATTACGTAAACCGATAACCGGTTTATCGAGTAGATTGAAATTATTTGAAGCCAATGTCGACCCCGTTTTACGTTTAATGCATCGTACTGGTATTCAGTCCACTGGGTGGGTAGATACGACGGATGTATGTAAGCAGGCGTTTCACACTAAGGTTGATATAGATTTACAATGTGAAGATTGGAGAACTTTAAAACCACTGGAAACAACTGATATTGCTCCATTTAAAATCGCATCTGTTGACATTGAGTGTTATAGCTCTACTGGAAAGTTTCCAGATCCGACTGTGAAAGGTGATTCATGTTTTCAGATAGCGATTTCTATGCTCAGATTCGGTGAAGATGAACCGTATGATAAGACGTGTCTATGTTACAAACAGACGGATCCCGATCTTCAAGGGTGTTCTATTATCAGCTATTCATCTGAAAGAGATCTATTAATGGGGTTTACTGAATATATCAATAAAAATGATGTTGACATTATTACAGGTTGGAATATATTTGGTTTCGATTTAGATTATATAATGGAACGTGGTTTGGTAAATAATTGTCCATTAGCTTTCTTTGGTATGAGTAAACTCAGGGGTCATACGTGTACATTAACGCGAAAAAAGCTGTCTTCTAGCGCTCTTGGTGATAATGAATTAAAACTCGTGCCAATGCCTGGGCGGTTTATTTTCGATCTTTTTCACGAGGTTAAACGCGAATATAAATTAGACTCGTATAAACTTAACAACGTTTCACAAATTTATCTAGGGGATCAAAAGATTGACATGCCCCCAAAAGAAATGTTCGCGCGATTTGTTAGAGAAGATCCAGTCGAATTACGCGAGGTTGCAGAATATTGTATCAAAGATACTTTACTTCCACATAAATTAATAGCAAAATTATCAACACTAATGAATTTATTAGAAATGGCAAAGGCTACATGGGTACCCTTGAGTTACTTAGTTGAAAGAGGGCAACAAATCAAAGTATTCAGTCAATTAACTAAAAAGGCGCGTGAAATGGGATTCAAAGTACCGGCGTATGAATACGGGCACGTTGATAATACGGGCTATATTGGCGCGACCGTGCTCGAGGCGCAGTCTGGTGCATATTACACACCCATTACAGCTCTAGATTTTGAGGGTCTGTATCCGTCTATCATGATGGCCCATAATCTCTGTTATTCGAGTCTTGTTAAAGATAAGAAATACGATAACATACCTGGTATCGAGTATGAAAGATTCGGTGAACATACATTTGCCCAGAATGTACCGAGTATTTTACCGAGTATTCTCGCGGAATTGAAACAGTTTCGGAAACAGGCTAAGAAGGATATGGCACAGTCTACTGGTGCGACGAAACAGATGTATAATGGTAAGCAACTCGCCTATAAAATTTCCATGAATTCCGTATACGGTTTCACTGGTGCGTCAAAAGGTATTCTACCATGTGTCGCCATCGCATCTACGACGACGATGAAAGGTCGTGATATGATCGATGAGACTAAAACGTATGTCGAAAAGCATTATCCCGGTTCAAAGGTTAGATATGGTGACACTGACAGTGTTATGATTGAATTTGACGTTGGTTCGCGTACTGGTAATGATGCAATTGAATATAGTTGGGAACTGGGTGAAAAGGCCGCAGGTGAATGTACAAAATTATTTAAAGCTCCGAACAATCTCGAACTTGAAAAGGTCTATTGCCCATATTTTCTCTATTCAAAGAAACGGTACGCCGCTAAACTTTGGACGAAAGGTAAAGATGGGAATATGAACATGGATTATATAGATGTTAAGGGGTTACAACTTGTCAGGCGTGACAACACACCTCACATGAGAGAAGTATGTAAAGAACTCCTCGATGTAGTATTAGATAGTAGTGATACCACAGCTCCTCAAGCGCTCGCTCGAAAACGTGCAATTGAACTACTTGAAGGTGATGTCCCGAACGAGAAATTGATTTTGAGTCAAGGACTTTCGGATTCGTATAAAGTCAAGGGTGAGAGTGTATCCGTATTGAGTGAATATATCACTGATATCAATCAGGCGCATGTTCAGGTAGTAAGAAAAATGCG